CTGCTCAAGGTGGTGGTATCTGGTGGAGGGCTAATTAATGGTAACAAAAGCAAAACTACAGAACGCTGTAGATGATGCTTTTAAGAAACTTGATGCGCTTGCCGTTACAGCGGTTTTTACTAATAAAACAGTTAGTACCTTTGATTTTTCAGTTGGTGAAATAGTTGCTCAGTCAACTACTTACACAACTAGAGGCTTTATTGAAGCAGAAAAATCAGAAGTTGACAATACAATTGCAAACTATTTAACACTAATCGTAAAGACTGGTGGTGTAGACTTTAACGCCTATACAGTAGTTACAATTGACAGTATTGCGTATAACTGTTCTATTTTAACTGGTAACGAATATGCAACAACCTTTAAGATTGTGAGGGTAAAATAATGTTTGATAAACTTAGACAAGATATTTACTCTGTATTTGCAAGCTTTGCTTGGGAAGCTAACAATATTAAAGTATATCCAGAAAATTATCAAGGCGACGTAGGTTCTCAAACACCCTACATTCGTTTAACAATAATTCCTGGAGCTGCATCACTTGACTCTTTTAGCATTGGTAAAAGATTATCTGGTCGTATTATTCTTTCTATTTTTGTAGACAATACGGCTGGTGATAAAGACTTATACAACGTAGCAGACTTGTTAGATAATTATTTTCAAGGCAAAACTTTAACTAATGGAACGCAATTTGGACCAAGTACGGTAACACCACTTGGCATAGACACTGTGAATAGTTCAATATATAGAGGCGACTATTCAATAAAATTTAATTCTTACGGAGATTAACAAAATGGCTCATATTACATCAATCGGCGCTGGTATTTTCTCAGCATTAGCCGTAAACACGACTGCTATCACTGACTATACGTCAGTTGATACTTTGGCAGAGCTAGAAGCACTATTTGCTTCTGCTTCTGCTTTTTCTGAAATCAAAAACGTTCGCGAGTTCCCACAAGTTGGTACACCCGCTAACATTGTAAACGTACCTGTTTACGGTCAAAAGACGTCTAGCCAGATCCAAGGTCAGGCTGATGCTCCTTCACTTGAAATCAGCATTAACTACATCCCTTCAGAGTGGGCCGCTGGCACCGTTCTGGGTGCCGCAATTGGTGATGGTAACGTTTATGCGTTCCAATTCTCATTGCTTAACTCTAAGCCCGCTGGCTTGACTGCCAACTCTGCTGGTCTGGGTACTGTTGCTAACTCTAACTTCTACTTCATCGGTAAGATTGAAGCGTTGTTGGTCAGCCCACAGTTGACAGATGCTAACCAAGCTACCCTGACTTTGTCAGTGGCTGGTGAATTCTTTGGTCCAAGCACACAAGCCGCTGCCTAACTACCAGGGGACGTTAAAGAAGGTTAAGACCTCCCTTTAATGTATTTATGTAGGGGTATTTATCTTAGGGTAGATACCCCTATCTATTAAAGTATAAGAGAGTATATTATGGATAGTAAACCACCATTTAGTAAATCATTTGTTATGAAGACTACCTTCAGGCATATGAAGAGATCTATTGAAATCAGTATCAGTAAATCATTTGAAAGACTAAAAGACTTTGAAAATGACAGTGATACAGGAAAAGAAATTATTGAGACATTATCAGTTCTTCATACACTAAACAAAGTGTTAGAAGAATTCCAAGATAATAACAAACATCTATTTATTGAAAACAAGTAAGGAACAGTATTATGAAACATTTAGTCGGTAAAGGTATGAGTAAACAAGTTGATTTTATGGATGATAAAGTTAATATTAAAAAGCTATCAGTAGCTGAAATCATGAAGATTCAAGATCACGGTAAGAAAGCCAAAGAAGGTGATGAACTTAGCGTTTTGCGAGCAATGATTCGTCTAGCTGTTGAAGAAGCAAAGGATTTAAAGGATGCTGAAATTGATTCATTTCCCCTAGATGAACTAAGTAAACTAGGTGCAGAGATTGTTCAGTATTCAGGGATGGCTGGTCAACAAGCCTCCGGGGAAGTAGAAGCGGGAAACTAACTAATGAAGAAATGGTTATTTATGAACTTGCCTTTAATTTAAAAATAACCGTTGGTCAATTGCTAGAAATGCCTTACGAGGAATTTTTAGGATGGCTACATTTCTTTAAAATAAGACCTGTTGGTTGGCAAGAAGATAACAGGACTGCTTTACTTTTAAGTGCTCAAGGTGTTAAAAAGAAGGCAACAGAAATTTTCCCATCTTTGGCTGCTTTATATAAAGGCAACCGTAGCTCAAATAAGTCAATGGATCCTAACTTTTTGCGTATGTTGCAAAAAGCTAAGAGTGGTGACAATTGGGAAATAGAAATAGAGGATTAACTATGTTAAAATTTACTGCAAAAGTTGATTTCAAATCAGAATTAGAAAAGCTAAAAGAAGAAGTAAAACAAATAGCAGATGACAGTGTTGTTGAAAGAACAGCATTTGCAACAGAAGCTTTAACAAGAGTTACGCCTATAGACACTGGTTATGCCCGTAGTAGGTGGAGTTATAAGTTTGATAATTCAGAAAAAGGAAATACAATAGGTATCATTGACAATGATGCTTCTTATATTGGCCTTTTAAATCAGGGTAATTCAAATCAAGCACCCGCCTATTTTATTGAGAAAACACTTATATCTATTGGAGAATTAGAAGATCCAGTGATAGACTACTTAAAATAGTATTATACGCCCTAGATGGTAACCATTTATAATGGCTATTATCTAGGGCATTTTTATTAAGGAGGCATAGAATGTCAGTACAAATTCAAGTACGGTCAGACTCCTCACAAGCGCAAGCAGATTTAAAGAAATTAGAAGGATCTCTAAAAGCGGTACAAAGCAGTACCGAAAGTATCAACAGATCAATAGTTAGCTTTTCCAATATCGCAAAGACCGCATTTGCGGCGATTCCACTTGCCATTGTAGGAAATAACGCTGTTAGAACAGCAGCAAGTTTTGAAGTTTTAGAACAAAGACTTTTAACGGTAACAAAAAGCAGCATAGCCACAGCAGCTGCTATGGGTGCAGTAGCAAAAATTGTTGCAAAGACGCCATTTAGTATTAGATCACTAACTGATGCTTATGCTCGGTTAGCAACAACAGGGAACTCTTTATTCAAGTCCCAATCACAAATAGAACGTGGAATTAAAAATATCGCTGATGCAGTTGCGGCTGTAGGCGGTAGTGATCAAGAATTATTTAGAGTAGCTGTAGCCTTTGAGCGCATGTCATCTGAAGGTCGTATTACTGCAGAACGATTAAATCAAATCACAGATGCAGGTATACCTCTTACTAAAATTGCTGATCAGCTTGGTATTTCTATGGCTGAACTTCGTGATCAAAGCGAAAAAGGGACTTTAACATTTAATAAGTTTTATAAAGCATTTCAACAAATATCAGAATCTTCTGATGGGTTTTTAGGTGCGGCAGAGAGACAAGTAAACACATTGAATGGCGCAATGCGTAACTTAAATGACGCCTTTGATTTACTTTATGATCGTTTAATTAATGGTTCAGGTATTGGTAAAATACTAATTGCAGTAATTAACTCTACTGAAAAAGCTATCAGATCTTTTACTGTAGGTCTTGATAGTCAATTAGCAATAGGTATTGGTAAAATAGGTTTTTTCTACGGATATACTGCGCTTTATATTGGAAAAGTTGGAAAAGTATTTACAGATACTGCTAAGAAGCTTAGAGACTTTGTACTACCAGATTTAGAGTTTAATATATCATTAACTGATATTAAACTAGAATTATCTAAGTGGATGCCAAACTTAGAAAGAATTAAAACTTCATTTAGTAATTTTGGAAAGTTTATTAAAGATATTTTCTATAGTATTTGGGATGAGGTTGTTGGAAATTCAACGTGGCCAGATTTAATTAACGGTGTACTTGCATGGGCGTCTAAGTTAGTAACGCTTATTAAATCACCAATGAAATTATTTAAAGACCTTGTTAACAATACTTTTAAAAATTTAAATGCAGATCAAATAAAAGAAAAGATTCTTTCTTCTGTAAGAGAACTAATAAAGAATGTTAAATTAGGTATTATAGAATTTAATAAATTTAAAGTTACAGTTATAGCAGCTGTTTCTGCAATTGGTGTTGCGTTTGACCCTTTACTTAGCAAGCTCAGTGCAGTAGCAAATTATATAAAAGATTTTACTAGCAATCTATACTTGCAGTTTAAACTAAACTTAAGTTATGAACAATTAGACTATAAAGATTTATTTAGAATTGATGAGGCAAGAGCTGCTTGGGGTAAAGTATGGAAAGCCTTTAGACTGGCAGCAATTCCAGCTATTTCAGATTTACAAGAAGACCTTGGTGCGCTTTATGATGTAGTTAAAAATAAGTTTGTAAACATGATAGATAGGGCATTACTTGCGCCCGAAGCCGTTTCAGGCTTCTTTGCAAATATTACTTCTAGTATGAAAGACTTTGTCACTTCAACCTTTCAAAATGCAAAACAATTATTTAGAAACGTAACAGAAGGTATTACAACACGATTCTCAGATAGTATTAGTAGCATTAAATTAAATGTTAAAGACTTTTTAAATGATAATGATTTAAGAGATTTTGTTGCAAGTGCGTTATTGTTTGCATTTAACAGCACCTTCAGAAACTTGGCAATTATTACAATTGGTACTAAGTTCTTAATTGAATCATTTGATATCTCACAAATTCGAGCGGCTACTGATGAAATTGCTAAGTATTTTGGTTCTTTATTAAAGAGAGTTATTGATAACTTTGCAAAAGAAGGCCCTTCTACAGTTAGCAAGGCTCTTGGGGAAATTTATGATTTAATTGTAAGTTTTGGAAATAACTTATTAAAAGAAGCTGGTTTTGCTGGCACTGGTAACTTAACTGGTTTACTTTCTGGGCTATTCTTTGGAACACTAACAGTAGCTCTACTAACTGGTAGGCTAGGCGCTCTGTCAAAAGCAGTTATGGGTTCTATTACCTCCCTTGTTAAGTTCGTTGCGCAAGAGGCACTTGGCGGTTACTTTGTAAAATACTTTATTGGTGACGATGCTCAAAATCAACAAAATATTAAAAAGGGTCAAACAACAGCTATAACGGCAGGTAGAAGGATGGGTAGGGCATTTAAAGGAGCACTGTCTATTGCTTCTGCTGGTATTGGTATTGCAATAGCTTTGGCCTTTACAGATGATATTGTTAAGAATATCGGCATAGAAGATCCAATGCTTAAGCTCTTTGCTGAACTAGGTATAACTACAGGTATCATATTTGGTACAAATTTAGTTGCTGGCATGTTAGGTACTAAACTATTATCTTCAGCTACCTGGGTTGCTTCTGCATTTAGTTTACCTGTAATTAAAGCTGCATTGACTAGACTGGCATTAAGTACTGCCTTACTTGGTGCGCTATTCCCATCTGTTAGTGCCATAACTGGTGCTGTGGCTACAATGTTAGCTGCATTAGCAGGTGCTTTAAGTCTGCCAGTAATTTTTGCAGCACTAGGTGTTGCAGCGGGTGGCTTTTTGCTTTATAATATATTCTTTGGTGAAGAGGGCGGTTGGGGTAATAAACTTAAAAAGTTATTCCAAGAGCAGATTGGCCCTGCAATTGAATCTTTCTTTACAGGAATATTTGATTGGATGTCATCTAAGATTGAAGAGTTAGGTAAAACAGTTAAAGGTTTCTTTTCATTTAACGGTAAAAATTCTGATTCTGCTGGTGGCGGCTTAACAGTAGATCCACTTGCAGGCTTTGCTACAGGCGGTAAGGTATCCGGCAAAGGAACAGGAACATCAGACTCTATTCTTGCTAGACTTTCAAATGGCGAATACGTTGTTAATGCCAAAGCTACTTCTCAAAATAGAGGCTTGTTAGAGCGTATTAATAATGGATTACCTGCTTTTAATGCTGGCGGTGAAGTTAGTTTCCCATACACAGACCCTGACTTTAGTGCTAATCAATTAAGCTTAATTAATGCTCTAGGTAATTATGGTTTTAATAAGAAGTTATCATTAGCTGCTGGATTAGGTACTGCACAAAAAGAATCAGGTGTTGACTTAACTAAGTTAACAGAAGATACTGGAAGTTCTGGTTCATTATTTAAAAATATATATAAAACATTACTTAAAAGGTATTATGCTTATGGTAATGTAAGAAACAAAGAAGATAAAACAAAAGATGTTTGGGCTAGCTCTTTCTTTAAGTATGCAGAAAATAAATATCCAGACGAAACAAAAAGAAAAGAGTATTTAGAGTCTGTACTTACTAAAGAATTTACAAGTATTCAGTATATGAAAGCTGGAGCTGGAAACTTAACTCCAGAAGATGGTTGGAACTACAGAGGTAGAGGCTGGCTTCAATATACAGGAAGATCTGTTTATAATGCGTTAGGTCACTTAACTGATCCCGATACACTATCAACATCTATAGATGCTAATATTAATGCTTTGCCAAAGTATTTTAATTATAAGGGTTTATCTGCGGCTACAATGAATAGCTATAAAACTTCTTTAGGTATTGCTAAAAAGATTAATAGTAAGGTTAACCCTGGCAATCCTTCTGATGCAAACAAAGTGGTTAGCTATATTAAACAGGCACTTCCTAAGTTTGCTAATGGTGGATATGTTAATGATGAAGACTTTAACATGGTTGGTAGCTATGTTCGTGGCTTTATGGGTAACGTTGATGATGACTATATTAATAACTTACTAAAACAATATAAGCAAACCGGACAGTTAGAGGGTCATATAAATACGATACGTAGTATGACAAAAGGTTATGCGAACGGCGGCTATGTTAATGATGAAGACTTTAACATGGTCAGTAAGTATATACGTAGCTTCATGGGTAATATTGATGATGATTATATCAATCAGCTACTAAGCCAATACAAGGGAACAGGTCAACTTAATGGGCATTTAGAATTAATGCGTCAAATAACGAGTGGCAAAGGAATTCCCCGTTATGACGCTGGCGGTGGTGTTGGTTTTGAAGCTCCAGAAAAGCCAGAAAACAATTCGGAATTAAATAAGTTAATAACCGCTGACCTAGACAAACTAATTAATCAAAGAACACCAGATCAACTTTTACAGTTAAGACAGCAGGCTATTGCAGAAAAATTAAAAACAGAGTCTTTATTTGCAATAGATTCCTTTACTAGTCAATATGGTGTTTCAGGTAAACAGGCCTTATCCGTAGCAGGCGGGGCAGCTGCTTTAGCTACAGGTAACTTAAACTATTCTACTGAACTTTTAGGTGGTGACTTTAAAGCTAGTCTCAAGAAAGGTAAGAGACTTAACCTTAGCTTTGTAAAACAATTTGCAAATGGTGGCTCTATTATGGGGCCAGGAACAGGTACCTCTGATTCTATTTTAGCAAGATTGTCTAATGGCGAGTTTGTTGTTAATTCAAAAGCAACTGCAGATAATAGAGCCTTGTTAGATAGAATTAACTCTGGCTTACCCGCATTTGCTCAAGGTACTCCTCCACTTCAAAATCCATTACCTTTTGATTATAAAAAGGGCGGTATACAAGAGGTAAAAGGTATTCAATTAGATACTAAGTTCTTAATAGACGCATTAAATAAATCAATAGATGCTAATTTATCTACAGAAGACGGATTAACCTTACTGACAAAAGCATTTAAGGATGCTGCGGCAGATGCCCAAGACAGGGGTGCTATTTCTAAGTTTATACCTCGATCAATGATTGATAGCAAAATCGATAGCTTTGTTAGCCAGCCAGAAACAAAAGAAAAGTTTGTGCAAAGCCAATCTTATGTTAAATCTGTTAGAGAACAAGAGGTTGCTCAATTTAAAAAGGCTATAGATTCTCTTTCTGCTAAAGCAGCTCCTGCTGCACCCCAACAGAGTACAGTAGAAATAATAAAAGCAATTGACGTTGCTAGTGCAAAACAAAGTGCTCTACAGGAGTTAACAAATAAATTAAGCGCTTTAGGTATTGATGTCTCTAAATATAATTTAGAAAAATTATCTAAAGACAATGAACTTCTTAAGAGAACTAATATAAATGTAGATGCTTTAATGTCAGCAGGTAATGACTTAAATAAATCTATTAAAGATGGTGTTACAGAAGGTCTTGGTTTACAGCAAATTTCAATAGCCAGTTTAAAAGATATTTTAGAAAAACAACTCTCTATAGATTTACAAAGGCAAAGTGTTGAGCAGTTAAAGGCTATTCGTGATGAGGCTAGAGCAAACTTTACGAAAACGACTGGTAATAAGGCAGCAGGTAGTGTCAAAACTGACTTTAATACTGGTTTAAGTTCTTTACTAAAGGGCCAATCTGATATTGGGGACTTTGGTGATACACTTTTGAATAGTATTACAGGCAATATAGTTGATAGCTTTTCAGAAGGAATCACAGAAGGTATATTTGGAAAAGAAGGCCTTGATTTTGAGAGTATGTTTAGTGGTTTATTCGGTAAACAAGCAGGTATAGGCTTTGACCTTTTTGGCGGTAGTAAAGTAAAACCAATTGGAGCAGAGCCTACTGGTAGGGCCGGAGACCCAATACATACTGTTCCCGATCCTATAGCA